ATAGTAGTAGGTACAAACAGTTAAAAACGATAGGTTTCTTTTCATTAAGTTTTGTTTAGGTTAGGAGAGGGTGCTTTTACGAGTTACCCTCTTTTATTTTATAATTATTATGATAATATTACAAGAGACAGCAGCTTCGCAAACCCTAAGAATAATTCCTAGAGAATACGCTATAACTACAACTTATAACGTAAATATTACTAGCGATTCTGAGAATAAAAATATTTATTCAGCAGCTTATACTAACCAATTTACCGTAGATAGATACTGGTATAATGTGCCAGCATCTATTCCAAATTTAGAACAAGACAATTTCTATACCCTAATAATAACAGATGCAGCCACTAAAGAAGTTTTTAGAGGTCGCATATTTTGCACTAACCAGACATTAAGTGATTATAGCGTAAATCAAGGAGAGTACACTACAACCACATCAACAAATGAATTTTTATTCTATGAAGCATAAAAGTAACATTCATATTTTAGAGCTTAATACCTATACAGCTCCGAGAGTATATGAAGAAAGAAATCAAGATTTTGTTTCTATAGGAGAAGACAATAATTACTATCAATATATTATAGATCGTTATGTAGGATCTACAACCAATCACTCTATTTTAAATGGAGTAACTAATTTTACATATGGGCATGGCTTAGATGCAACTGATTCTAATAAAAAGCCAGAGCAATACGCTCAAATGATGTCTATATTAAAGAAAAAAGACCTGTTTAGAGTAGTTCAGGACTTTATAATTTTAGGAGAAGGAGCTTTTCAGGTTACTTATGACTCCAATAGAAAGATTTCTAAGCTTACATACTTTCCAAGACAGACTTTAAGAGCTGAAAAATGCAATGATAAAGGAGAAATAGAGGCTTATTATTACCATAATGACTGGACTGAGTACACAAAAAGAGACAAACTTAAGAGAATACCTGTTTTTGGAACATCAAAAGAGCAAAATGAGCTGTATATAGTTAAAAAATATGTAGTAGGATTCCATTATTATAGTTTACCTAGTTACGCTGCATCAATGCCTTACGCACTTTTAGAAGAATCGGTCTCTGAGTATTTAATTAATGAGACACAGAATGGTTTTTCAGGAACTAAAGTGGTCAATTTCAATAACGGAGTACCAGATAAGGAGAAGCAAATGCAGATTAAAAACGATATTTTAAACAAATTGACAGGTTCAATTGGTGATAAAGTGATCGTAGCATTTAATTCTAATCAAGAATCTGCTACAACTGTAGAAGATATTTCATTAAACAACGCTCCAGAGCATTATGCTTACCTATCTGAAGAGTGCGTAAAAAAATTGATGGTAGGGCATAGAATCACCTCTCCTTTATTACTGGGAATAAGAGAATCTGGAGGAGGTTTAGGAAATAATGCAGATGAAATCCAGACAGCAACAGATTTATTTTTAAATATAGTTATTAAGCCATCTCAGGACATCGTTATAGATGCTTTAGACGATCTTTTATCAGTTAATGACATAGCACTTAATCTTTACTTTAAAACGCTTAAGCCGCTTGATTTTATGAATGAAGAAACTGACTTAACTGATGACCAAATTGAAGAAGAGACAGGAATTAAGCAAGAAGATATAGAGGAGCAAAAAGTAGAAGTAGATTTAAAAACTATAGACGGAAATTTAGCTTATAAGACAGTTGCAGAAGCTGAAGCTCAAGCAAAGAAATTAGGCTGTAAAGGACATCATGAGCATAATGAAAATGGAACAATTTGGTTTATGCCTTGTAAGTCTCATGACAAAATGCCGAAGTCTATGTATATGTCAGAAGATGAGTTAAGTGAAAATGAAAGTAAAGAGATACTTGGATCACTAGCAGAAACAGGACATAAAATGTCAGAAGACTATGTTTTTGTTGACGAAATAGATGCGGATGACGATATTGACAATGAAGACTGGGCAAATTACTTGATTGATGAAAAGAAAAGTGCGCTTTCTAAAATAAGAGGTTTGCTTGGTTTAGCAGATGAAGTTAAGTCAAAAAATAAAGGTAGTTCTTATAGTGATTTAGATTCTAACAACGGACTTTATAAAATACGCTACACTTATGCTATAGGATCAAGAAAGCCAAGTAAAACACAAAGAGACTTCTGTAGAAATATGATGAACATGGCTAATGCAGGAATAGTCTGGACTTTAGAAGATATTGACAGAGCCTCTAGAGAAGGAGTTAATAGAGAGCTAGGACATAATGGCAAAGCTTTCAATTTATTCAAATTTAAAGGCGGCATCTATTGCAGACATATTTTCAAAAAAGTTCTTTTTAGACTTGAGAGTAACACTGAACCTTCAAAGAATTTAGATAATTATAAGAAAGTTAGAAGTATTCCTAAATCTTATAATAGAAAACCTAGAGGATCAAAACAAGCAGCAACAGCACCAGAAAATATGCCTAATCGAGGAGCATACCCTAATTAAAATTTAAACTATGGCACAAGTATTATTTATAAATAGAGACGATCTAGTCAGATTCACTTCTGCTAATGGGAATATAAATACAGATTCATTTATTCAGTATATTTTTATAGCGCAGGAAATTCAAATTCAAAGATTTTTAGGAACTGAACTTTATGAGCAGCTAGAAGCAAAAATTACAGCAAACACTTTAACAGGTCATTACTTAACTCTAGTAACTGATTATATAAAACCTGCCTTGACACATTGGGCAATGGTAGAATTTTTACCATTTCATGCTTATTCTATTTCTAATCAAGGAATTTTTAAAAACACCTCAGAAAATGCAGTTAATGCAGATAAAAATGAAGTAGATTTTTTAATAGAAAAAGAAAGAACAACTGCACAATATTTTAGTAATAGATTAATAGACTATTTACAGGATCAAGCCGCTGCGCATTTCCCTGAGTATTACTCAAATACTTATCCAGATATATATCCAGATGACCAAAGTAGTTTCGGAGGATGGCAGTTAAGTTAGATAAAACAAATGAGCAAGAGAAAAACGAAATCTTGCTTAAAAAATATTTAAAGAATAAAGTAGAATCAATTAAAAATATAACAAATTGGCAACATTTACAGGACAATTAATTTCAGCGACTTATGATGCTATTTTAAAAAGCATTGATAACGATCCACTTGGCTCAGTAGCTAAACAGATTACAGATGGTCTAGGAAATGTTACACCATTATATATCTCTACAACTCAAATAGGAATAGGAATAACTCCAACTGAAGCTCTTCATGTAAGCGGAAATATTATAGGAACAGGTACTCTAAATATAACTGGTCTTACTACGTTTGGAACTTTAAAAAGCAATTTAGCCACAGGCGCAACTATTGGAGAATTTATTACAGAAGCACAGGGCATAGCATCGAACAACAATGATACAACACTACCAACTTCAGCGGCTGTAAAAAATTATGTAGATTCTGCAAATACAGGACAAGTAACTGGCTCAGGAACAGGTGGAAAACTACCTATTTGGACTGGAGTAGGAGCAAGCTCAACTTTATCTGATTCAGCAATTTCAGAAGCTTCTACAAAATTAGTATTCACAAAAGATATTTTTATAAATGATGTTTTACCAGTTATTACTCTTTCAGATAGTAATAGCTCAGGCTCAGCAACTTCAGGAGATATAGTTTGGATAGATAGCGCAGCAAGTCAAAGAGCTATTATTTCACTAACTAGTAATACTTTAGGAATTACTAGCAAACAAGGAGGTCTTGCTTTTAATACAGCATCAACTCCAGCAATGTCAATAGATGCGAGTCAAAATGCCATTTTTAACAGCGATTTAGATGTAACAGGAGACTTAGCAGTCAATACAGATAAATTTACAGTTAGTGCAGCAACAGGAGCTGCATTTTTTACAGGTTTAGTAAGTGGAATTACACCGACTGCTGCAGCAAATTTTACTACTAAATCATATGTTGATGGGCTAACACCGAACTTAGGGCTATTTTTACGTTTAGCAGGTGGAACAATGTCAGGTGAACTAGATATGGGCGGTAACAGTATTACCGATATTAATGAATTGACCTTTGGAGCTAACGCCTACATAACGTCTCCCAGCAACACCCTAGTTCGCTTTAATCAAACAAGTGTTGATATTGCTTCAGGAGATTTAACAGTTTCAGGAACTATCTCAGGAGTTTTAGCTAATGGTGTAACTGCTACTACGCAAACAGCAAACAACAATTCTACAAAGGTAGCCACGACTGCTTATGTAGATACTTCAGCAGGTTTATATTTACCACTTACAGGGGGAACTCTTATAGGTGCTTTAATAGGAACAACTGCAACTTTTGCAGGAAATGTAGGAATCGGAGCGGATTCGCCTGGAAATAGATTAGTAGTTAGAGGGCCTTCATCTGATGCAACTGGAGGAGATAACAATGTTGCACAGTTTGAAGGGCCGAGCGGAACAAATGGATTTCAAGTTTATGTAAATGATACGCTTAACAACACTGGAATACAAACTAAAAATGGTGATAGTTTTATAATTAATCCAGGTGGAGGAAACGTCGGGATCGGAACGACTGGGCCTAATAGTAAGTTACAAGTAGATGGAAGTATAAGAGCAGAAAATTCTGCTTTTTTAGCTGGTAGAGAAGATGCAGCAGCACCAGCACATTCTTTTCACGATGACGCTGATACCGGTATGTTTAATATTAATCCAAATATATTAGGATTTTCTACAGCAGGCACAGAAAAAATGCGTATAGATAGTTCTGGATTAACTACTATAAAAAGAACTGGAATTACTGGAGCTGCAAAAGCTGATATGAATTTACATCTTGGTTTTGAAGGTAATGATGGTGAAAATAATTTAATTGGATTTGGGTATAATGGAGGAACTAATATTCCTGCATATATTGGATATAGTTCAACAAGTGGAAGTGGAAATACTAAAGGGGATTTATATTTTGCAACAAGAAGTGTTACAACAGATACACAGCCTTCAAATAGGATGGTTGTAAAAGCAAATGGCAATGTAGGTATTGGAACAAATGCTACTGTAGGTCAAACTCCTGGTAGTCTTTTAACTTTATCTGGTAACAGTAACAATTTTGCTACAGCCCCTATAATTAGATTTGATTCAACTTCCACTACTACTAATGTTAGAAACTGGGCAATTGGTCCTGCAGACACAGCTATTGGTAATTTTCATATTATGAGAAGTGCAACACTAGGAGGTGATCCTCTGACTGGGGCTGGAGCTGCAACTTTTACTATTGATTATACTGGAAACGTCGGAATCGGAACTGTTTCGCCTGCTAAAAAATTAGATGTAGAGGGAAACATCAGAGCAAAAAACACAGCAGGTTCAGCAGCGGCAGAAATAGATATTTCAAGTGGGGCGACATGGAGATTAAGGTCAAACCCGACAAGTGGAACTAATAGTTATGGTTTAGATATAATACAAGGTGGGTCAGGAACAGGTGTAGTAATGTCTATATTCAGTAATGGTATTGTAAAAATAGGAGGAACTGATACAGGTTATTCGGGTACTCTATTACATACAGGGAGTTATTCAGCAACTCAATCAGGTATAAATATTTTAAGTTCAAATACAGGGTATGGATATTTATTATTTGGAGATGGAGATGGAGCTGCTTCTTATACTGGTCAAATAACGTATAAACATGGAGATGAATTTATGGCATTTAATACTAATTCTGTAGAAAGAATGAGGATTTCAAGTGGGGGAAAGCTTTTAATTGGCAAAACTGAATTAGATATCTCTATATCAGATGGTTTTAGGTTTGATCCAAATGGGGAAGCTTTTGCATCTATTCCCTCTACTGGAGCAAATACTTGGCATGTTTATGATATGACAAATAACGCTTATAGATTCTATGTTAGTGCAGCAGGTCAAATATATGCCACAAGCACTTCTATTAGTGGATTATCAGATATTACTTTAAAAGAAAATATAAAACCTTTAGAAACAGGTTTAGATGATGTAATGAAGTTAAAACCAAAAAGGTTTGATTGGAAAAATGGAGATGGAAAAAATATTGCAGGCTTTATTGCTCAAGAAGTTGAACAAGTTTTACCTGATTTAGTTAGTGAATCAAAATATACGGATGAAGAAACAAAGAAATCTTTAAAGATGGGAGATATGATTCCAACTTTAGTAAAAGCAATACAAGAGCTAACTGCAAAAGTAGAAAGATTAGAACAAGAATGTAAATGTAAATAAACCTTATAAAAATTAACCCTTAATAAATAAGATGATAAACAAGATCAAAGACGAAGAACTAGAAAACCTACAAAAACACTCTCAAGAACAAGCAAAAGTTTTACATGATCTAGGAGTACTAGAAGCACAGAAACATGAACTACTTCATGGTTTAGTTTCTTTAATGGAAAAAAATGAAGGCTTTAAAAAAGAGCTAGAGGCAAATTATGGAAAAGTTAATGTTTCACTACAAGACGGAACTTATGAACCTATTCCAGAAAAGCAAGATGGAGAAGGAGCTGCCAATTCAATGGATGCATTAGACGAATATATAAAGTAGTTAAGTTTAATATCTATGGATTTTACAGATTTGAAGATTTACGCTATAAATACAATGGCTTTTATGATAACCATGACTGAGATAGAAACTTGGTTAAAAGTAATTCTTCTTATCTGTACTATAGTTTATACAGTAATGAAAACTAAAAAGCTTTGAGAATAATAGATAAGCTTATAGTTCACTGTTCAGCTACTCCAGAATTTAAAGAGTTTGATGTAGATGACATTACAGAGTGGCATCTTGCTAGAGGGTGGTCAGACTGTGGCTATCATTTAGTAATTAAATTAGATGGCACTGTAGAGACTGGTAGACCTATGTCTAGAGCAGGCGCAGGAGTTTATGGTCATAATAGAGCCTCTATTCATGTATGTTATATTGGCGGCATGGACCGAAACATGGATAAGTGGATAGACACTAGAACCGATAAACAAAAAAAAGCCTTAATAAAAGTATTAAGCGCATTAAAAATAGAACATCCAAAAGCCAAAATATTTGGACACAATGACTTTACAGATAAAAAAGTATGTCCATGTTTTAACGCTAAAGATGAATATAAAGATTTAAATAATGGCATTAAATAAAAAAGTAAACCTTGATATTGATGGAGACGGAAAGACTGATTTTAATCTAGATTTAAAAACAATTATTTTAATATTAGGAGGGTTAATTAGCATAACCATGACCTATTCTACCTTAACTAAGCAAATTGAAATTAATAAACAGCAGATAGAAGTAGCTAAAAAATTGCCTCCTGCTAAGTCTCATGATATAATAGAGCAAAAGATCATGTATTTAGAAGATTACATAGCTAAACT